GCACAAGAATTGTTCAAGTATGTTAATTTTGATGAGTATGTAAAAAGGGTAGGGACTTCTCTTGGTATTGATATGGAAGGCTTAATAAAAGCACCAGAACAAATACAAGCTGAAGAACAGGCGGCACAACAACAGGCTATGATACAACAAGCTACTCCCCATATTACAAAAGAAGGAGCTGGTATTGTTAGAGATAGTTTTCAAAATAGGGCGGAACAAGAAGCACAAAAACAGACACAACAACAACAATAAGGAAAATAAATAATGAGTGAACTAACACAAGTAAATGTGACTCCGACCCCTTCTGTCGAAAGTAAAGAATATGTAGACAGTATGATACAAAAATCTGAGAACGCCAATAAATTACCAGAAGATAGAGTTCAGGAAACAGCACCTATAAAAACAGAACAACCAGTTCAAGAAAAAATACTTGGTAAATTTAATTCACAAGATGAATTAATTAAATCTTATCAAGAATTAGAAAAAAAACTTGGTCAACCAGTAGATAATAAAAAGGTTGAAAATAAAAATCCATTACAAGCACAAACAAAAACAGATGATACAAAAAGTATATCTGCTTTTCAAACTGCTGAAAAAGAATTTAATGAAACTGGACAACTTAGTGAAACAACATTAACTTCATTAGAAAAATCTGGTTTACCTAAACAATATATTAATAATTATTTAAAAGGTCTTGAAGCTATGGCTGACCAATTTCAGGCCAAAGCATATTCAATTACTCAAGGCGAGCAACAATATAAATCTATGACAGATTGGGTTGCTAATAATTTAAGTGAAGAAGAAATTAATTCTTTTAATCAAGGGGTATCAAGCGACGATAATACAGCCTTATTTACTATAAGAGGAATGTATGCTCGATATAACGCAGAGAACAGAGAACCTAAATTAAGTTTAGGTGAAACTTCTCAATCTTCAGTTGGTGATAGATACGAAAGTATTACACAATTAAAAGAAGATATGAAAAACCCTATGTATGCCAAAGACCCAGCTTTTAGAAAAAAAGTTGAAACTAAACTTTCAAGGTCAAACATATTATAACAAAATTCTTTAGGAGAATTAGTTACTCCTACTGATTAACCCAATAAAGTAAGTCTAAACCGACCCGAGGGTCGATAATTTTGTATCTGAAATACGGCGTTTTTAACTTAACTAAGCAACTTAACTTATAAGAAAGGGAAATATAATGGCAAATTATACTCCTTCGTACATAGGTCAGGCTGCTGGTGCTGGTGATCAAAATGCTCTATTCCTGAAATTGTTTTCAGGCGAGACTTTGACTGCCTTTGAAACAGCAAATACTGCCCTAGATAGAACTATGGTTCGTACTATAGCTAACGGTAAAAGTGCAACGTTTCCAGTATTTGGAAAAGCGTCTGCTGCTTACCACGCTGCTGGTGCTGAACTAACTGGTTCATCAATAACTGGTAATGAAAGAATTATATCAATTCAAGATTTACTAGTATCTCACGTGTTTATTGCTTCTATTGAAGAAGCTAAATCATCTTGGGAAGTTAGAAGTATCTATGCAAAAGAAATAGGTATTGCTCTAGCTAATCAAATGGATAAACACATTTATCAAATGTTAGTAAAAAACGCTAGAGAGTCTGCCGCTTCTCCACAAGCTGCTGGACAAACTATTACTGACGCTGACTTCAACACAAACGGTGCTTCTGCTGCCGCATCAATTTATGCTGCCGCAAGATTACTAGACGAAGCTAACGTTCCAGCAGAAGACAGATATGCTGCTGTATCGCCACAAGCGTACTACAGTATGGTTTCTGACACTACTGCTGCCGTAATCAATAGAGATTTCGGTGGTTCTGGAAGTTATGCCGACGGTAAAGTATTAAAGATTGCTGGAATTGAAATTGTGAAAACAAATCAATTACCATCAACTAATATTACTACTGGCGTTGGTGTAGGTTCTATCGTTGGTTCTGGCGGTGGTCTAGGAGGAAACTTCTCTACTACTGTTGGCTGCGTATGGCACAAAAGTGCTGTAGGTACGGTTAAATTATTAGACCTATCAACAGAGATGGAATACTCTGCAAGACATCAAGGAACATTACTTGTTGCTAAATATGCAGCAGGACATGGTGTTCTAAGACCAGAAGCGTCTTTAGAAATTAAGACAGCTTAATTACCTTGTAATGTAAATTAAGATTGGGGGAATGAAAGTTCCCCCTCTTAATAAAATTAATCAAACAATTATAAATAATGTCATTAACAGTAACAAGTAAGCTTGAAGCTATAAACACAATGCTTACAAGCATCGGTGAAATACCAGTATCTAGTATTACCAACGCCACAACTAATGACGTATCAATCGCTATTCAAATTTTAGACCACGTTTCAAGAGAAGTACAAGCTCGTGGTTGGTTTTTTAACACAGACATAAATTATTCTTTAACACCTAATAACAATAATCAAATTGAACTTCCAGCAAACGCATTAAGAGTTGAGTTAGCTGATGGATATAGAAGACACGACTTTGTTGAAAGAAATAGAAAACTTTACGACAGGGTAAATAATACTTTTACAATAACAGATAACATAAAAGTTAATATAGTATTTTTATTAGATTTTTCAGAATTACCAGAAGTAGCACGTCATTATATTTTAGTTAGAGCATCAAGAATATTTCAAGACAGAATGTTAGTTTCTTCTGAATTACATAAATTCCATGAAATGGACGAATTACAATCTTACATGAGCTTAAAAGAAGCTGAGGGAGATATTGGTCGTCATAATATCTTAACTGGAAATTATGATGTTTATAGAGTTTTAGACAGAGGTAATTATCAACCAAATAAATCATCAATTATTAATGACTAATGGCTTCAAAATTAATCAGCACAAGTATTCCAAATTTATTAAATGGAGTAAGTCAGCAACCAGATACAATAAGATTACCTAACCAAGCTGAAACTCAAGAAAATGGTTTATCAGATGTTGTTTATGGTCTTGGTAAAAGACCTCCATCAATTCACGTAGCAAAATTAAATAGTGATACTTTTACTAATAGTAAAATTCATTTTATTAATAGAGACTCAACAGAAAGATACACAGTATTAATTAATAATGGTTCTATAAAAGTTTATGATTTAAATGGTAATCAAAAAACAGTAGTAGCACCTTCATTAACTTATTTAACAACCACTAATCCAGTTCAAGATATAAACCTTGTACTATAACTGTAGCTAAATCTGGTAACGTAACTAACACTAGACCAGACGAAGCAATTTTTTATGTTAAAAATGGTCAATATAGAACAACATACGAAATTAAAATAGATGGAAGTTCAGTTGCTAGTTATCAAACTTTAGATAACTCCACTTCTTCAAACGCATCTTCAATAACTACAGATAATATAGCAACAGAATTATATAACGATTTAGTTTCAGCGTTTCCTTCTGGCTATACGATTGTTAGAGATGGTTCTATAATTTATTTTGCAAAAACAAATGGTACATTTACAGCAAGTGTTAGTGATGGAATTGGCGGAGACGGATTAATTTTAGTTAAAAATAAAACTAATTCATTTTCAGATTTACCATATAAAGGATATACTGGATTTTTAGTTGAAGTAACTGGAGACAAAGGTACAGAGTTTGACAACTATTATGTTTACTGGGACGGTAATGCTTGGGTTGAAACAGTAGCAGATGGTTTAGATAATAATTTTAATACAGCAACATTACCTCACGTATTAATTAGAACTGCTGACGGTAATTTCAGGTTTTGTAAAGCTGATGGAACTAGTTATACAATAGGTGCAACAACTTATACAGTACCTACTTATAATGGTAGGACTTGCGGAGATGAAGACACAGCTAGCGACCCAAGTTTTGTTGGTAATAAAATTCAAGATATTTTCTTTTACAGAAACAGACTAGGTTTATTATCTGATGAAAATGTTATCTTTTCAAAAGTAAGTGAATTTTTTACTTTCTACCCAGAAACTGTAACTACAATATTAGACGATGACGCAGTTGATGTAGCTGTAAGTCATAATAGAGTAAGTAATTTAAAATGGGCTGTAGCATTAAATGAAGAACTTTTATTATTTTCTGACACTACGCAATTTTTATTAAAACCAGAAGAAACTTTAACTTCTAAAACAGTAGCTATTAACCAAGCAACTGAATACGAAATTGACTCTATTTGTAAGCCAATACCAATAGGTAAAAATGTATACTTCTCTTTTAGACGAGGAACTTATGCTGGTGTAAGTGAATACTTTTTATCAAGTGATTTATTAACAAAAGAAGCAAATGATACTTCATTAAATGTACCTAGATATTTAAATGGTAGAGTTTATTCTTTAAAAGGGTCAAATACAGAAAACACTTTATTTGCTTTTAGTAGTGAAGCAAGAAACACAATAGGTGTTTATAAATTTTATTTTGACTCTAGTAATAAATCATTACAGAAATCTTGGTCTAAATATATTTTTCCAACAGGAACAGTATTATTAGACGGTGAAGTTATAGATACATTTTTTTATTTAGTAGTTAAAAGAGACGATGGGGTTTATCTAGAAAAGATAAATCTAAAAACTAATGAAGTTGATACTAACTTAACTTTCCCAGTATTATTAGATAGGAAAGTTAGTGTTACTGGAACTTATAATTCTACCACTAATTTAACTACATTTACTTTACCTTACCCAGATTCACAAACTAGGGCAGTAGTACTAGGAGGCGACTGGTCTTCAGCACAAAGAGGCCGATCTGTTGATATCAACTCATCAACTTCAACAACTGTCGTAGTAGTTGGTAATTATTCTAGCAACCCAGTTTATATAGGTAATAAATATAATTTTAAATACAGATTTTCTACTTTCTATGTAAGAGAGCAAAGAGGGTCTGGTACAACTTCAACAATTAATACAGGCCGTTTACAACTTAAAAAGTTAAAACTTGTCTACGGAGATACTGGTTATTTTAATGTAACTTTATTTCCTACGGCAAGAAATACAAGTGTATACCAATTTACAGGTCAAATTTTAGGCTCTAGTAATTTTATTTTAGGTAAACCAACTTTAGAAAGTGGAAGTTTTAGCTGTCCGATACAATGTAGAAACATAGACATTGATATAGAAATTAATAACGACAGTTATTTACCATGTAATTTCTTATCGGCTGAGTGGGAAGGTCTTTTTACTATATTATCACAACGAGTAGCTGTGTAATGAATATTATAGAAAGAAATACTACAATAGATGACATTGTAGATTTAATTTCTAATTTAAGAAAAGAAGATTTACTAGAAGTACAAACAATTACTGGTCAAGATAAAATTTATAAACCATTAAAAGAAAGTATTTTAAATTCTACTTATTCTAAATCTTTTTTAGTTAATAATAAAGTTGCTGGAATTTATGGAGTAACGGCATCACCATATAACAAAAATACTGGTGCACCATATCTTTTATGCACAAATGAATTATATAAAATTAAAAAAACTTTTATTAAAAACTGTATTAATCGTGTCGAGGAAATGCAGTTCAAATTTCCAATACTATTTAATTACATAGATAGCAGAAATAAACTTCATCTTGATTGGATTAAGTATTGTGGATTTACAATTATCAACGACAAATATTTTAACAACATTAAATTTCATGGTTTTATGAAAAAACGAGAGGACTTAAATTATGTGTAATCCAACGGCATATGCTGTATTTCAAGTAGCAAGTGCATATATGTCATATAAAGCTGACGACGCATCAGCAAAAGCTACTAACGAAAGATCAGCTAATCAAGCTCAAACTTTAAGAGATAACGCTATTTATTCT